CTGAAAATGGTCGATAATAAAGATTTGATGACAGGTTATGAACACAGAGTATATGAGGGGTGGAAGAAATCCGCTGCCGATTTGCTCAAGGATCAAAAAATGTTAGCAAACGCTTTAAGAACGGCTTTGGGCGTGGAAACGGTTAGAAAGTTGGAAAGTGGGGAAGAAGTGAACATTCCTATTGTTTATGACTTGCTCATTGAACTTCTCGCTTACTGGAAACAACACCCAGAGAAAATTGACTTAAAGACTTTATCTGCTGTTCTAGGTGAAACCAAACAAGAAGTCAGTATTGAGGCTAGGAAAGGTGCTGATGAACTCTTTGGCGACATCGTCAACAAGACCAAGTGACGCATTAGCGGTTTATGACGATGTAATTACCATTAAAACTGCGGTTGGAGAAGTTCCTCTTTATAAGTTCATTGAAAAGTTCTTATACATCGAAGATCGCAACGGTTACAAGATTCAATTCATTCTCAATGCAGATCAAGTTGATCTTTACAAAGAGATGTGTGAACAGAAACTAAATGGTAATCCAATTAGAATAGACATTCTAAAGGCACGTCAAAAAGGCTTCTCAACGTTCATTGCAGCAGTGATATTCAGTTCGGTAATATTCCAAGCTGGTCAAAAAGCGGCAATTGTCGCTGACATTGCGGAACACGCGAGAAACTTATTCCAAAAATACAAATTCTTCTATGACAACCTACCAGAAGAGCTGAAGTTAGAAAGAGTTACTAGTAACGCGAACGAAGTTGTTGTGAAACATAGAAACGGACAGACAAGTTCGATACGTATTATGGTGCAAGGTGATAGAGCTGGTCGTTCTGGCACTTATCAATATTTGCACCTATCAGAGTGCGCTTTCTGGCAAAACCTCGAAGAAACGCTTACATCGTTATTACAAACTGTAAACAACAACAATCTCAATTCAATGGTGTTTATCGAAACCACTGCAAATGGGATGAATGATTACAAACTACGTTGGGATAACGATTTTGCGAATAAATCAAGGTATCTTGCGAAGTTCTATCCTTGGTTTACCACTAATGAATATCGCGTTTCTCGTTTAAGACTTACTAGTTACCCAGATTGGCTAACAAAGTTGTGTGATGAACATCACATAGACAACTACCAAGCCGAATGGTATTACGAGAAATACACCGAGTTCAATGGTGATTTGGACAAATTAAAACAAGAATTTCCTTCTAATCCAGTCGAAGCGTTCATTACTACGGGCAATTACGTGTTCAACGCGGAATTATTACAACGCAGAAAACTGGAAATCATCGCAAACAAAAACTTCAAAATTGGTTTGTTCTCTTATCACGTTTCAGTCAGTCAAGATGGTAAACGTATGCAAATGGACAATATCAAGTTTGTAGAAAGTCGTCTTGGGTCTATAAGAATCTACGAAGAACCGATTGAAGGACATCCTTACGTAGTCTGTAATGACCCAGCGATGGGCGGTGAGGACTATTTCGCAACACAAGTCTTTGACAATTACACTGGTAAACAAGTTGCGGTTTATCACAAGAACAAGTGTGATGCCGATGATGCAGCGTTTCAAATGTATTGTTTGGCAAAAAAGTATAACAATGCGTTAATCACTGGCGAAACAAACACAACTTCTTACTTATTAGAAACTTGTTCGAGGTTAGGATACTCGTTTATCTACCAAGATCAAGATGTCGAAGATTTATCAAACCGTTATATGAATAAGTTTGGGTATAAGACCAAACAAAACAACAGGACTTATATGATTGACTTATTCAAACAAGCATTTAGAGATAACCCAAACATAATCAACGATTATGAAACCATCTGTGAAATGGAAACTTTCCAAATTATAAGAATGAATAGTGGCAAAGAAAAAGCTGAAGCCACTGGCGGAAATCACGATGACTTGGTTATGGCGGCTTGTGGCTTCTATTTATGTAGAGGGGCGCAGACTTGTGTGCCAAACGTCACGGTTATTAAGAAAAATATGTCAGTTGATGAATTATCCGAAAGGGTAGATCGCAACCGCAGGGCAATTAAAGAAAGAAATGAAAGGAGAAACGTTTACCAAATATGGGATT